TAATGGGTATGCTTCTTTTGGTGGTAGAAGCTTGATAACAACAACACCAGGTATTTCTTGCTCAATAAAAAATAAAACTATAGGAGCAATAATGACTAACTTCGGTGAAGTGATGTCAAAGTTTTATACGTTGGGTAGAAACAAGGGAATAGATAATGGTTTGTACCTACTAACTTTGATGTTATTCCACAGCATGTGTCACCTGAAGGATGACCAGTCTAATGTAGAAAATGCAAACAAGATGTTTCACAAGTTGCATGGCATTACATTAAACTCAGCATCACTCTCAAGGAACAATGCTGTATTAGTAAAACTAGGTTTAATCAAACTCCACGAAAGCGTTAATGATAGAAGACAAAAAGATATTATCATTACTACTCTTGGTGTGAAGATGAGAAACCTTTTTAACGACATACCTAAAGTAAAGGAGGCTATATAATATGGGTATACAAAAGATGCCAAATGGCAAGTTTCGTGTTTCAAAGCAAATCAAAGGTAGAGGTAGACCTACTAAGGTTGTTGATACCTATGAGGAAGCTGTAAAACTTGAAGCTAAATTAGAGAAGCTTTTAATTGATGGTAAAGACATACCAAAAGTTAGAAGTGTTACAGAGGTAAGACTTCAGCAGGCGTGTGAAGCTTGTTGGAACGACCCAGAAAGTGGTTGGAAAGATACTGACCATGGTAAAAAACAGAAATATTATTTTTCTAAATTTTATGATTTCTGGGGTAAAGATAAGTTGCTTAAAGATATAACAAAAGATGAGTGGTATAAGTTTGCGGCTCAGTTTGAAGATACAGCAACTAACAACAGAAGGGCTTGTTGCATGAACAAGGTATTTAGATACGCACTTGGAATGGGTTTAGCTCCAAAGTATTTACTAAAAATACCTAGAAAAAAAGAGAAGCTAACAAGGCTTTCTACTTATGACTATGAAACAGAAGAAGCTATCTATCAGCAGTGTCAGACTTTTGGTTTCAATGACCTTGAGGATTTTGTAAAGGTTCTAATTGATACTGGTTGTCGTGCAGAGGAGCTAATTAAATTAGCACCTAAAGATATGATTAAGTCTAAGTTTGGATGGACTAGCTATGTTTATAGAAGTAAGACAGACACAACTTCTTCAGTTGGTATTTCTGCAAGAACTAAAGAGATACTTATGAGAAGAAGTAACATGAAGACATACTTTGAAACTAGCTACAGGAAGATTACCTACAAATGGGCAATGGTTAGGGAAGCTCTTGGTCAAGCTAATAACAAAGACTTTATATTCCATACTTGTAGACATACTTGTGCTTCAAGACTAGCTGAAGCTGGTGCTACATACATGGAAGTTTGCGACTGGATGGGTTGGTCATACAATTCACCAATGGCAAAAAGATATATTCATTTCTTTCCTAAAGCTAAGATTGATTTAGCTAAGAAGTTGGATAAACTACATGACGACAGGTTAAAGCTTGTTGTTGGTGGTAAAGGCTAATAATGAATGTGCATATTTTGTGCATCTTGTGTGCAAAGTGTGCAAGAATTTGGAGGCGTTGGTGAAAAAGTATTGTAGTTGCTTACAAAAAAATTTGTCGGTAGACTTAAAAACTCCATACACAAACAACGCCTCCGAAAAGACTACACTAACGTAGTAGAATAACAGACATTACAAGCCTTTTTAATTGTTGCGAACATTAAATGTGTTCGTTACGCTAACGTAGTAGACGTGCACATGCGTGCACAGAAACTACAAACAAAAATAGAACAATAATGAGGTACTATGGAAATAGATAAAGCAATACTAGAGAAATTCGGCATCATTAAAAATAGCAAGAATGTGCACGATAAGCCTGCAACTCTACATGAAAAAATAGCGGCTGAAAAAGAACTGGAACTTGGAATGATACGAAGTGGTATTAAAAGGTTCCATAAAACAGTCAATAAATCTAAGGCAAAAATTTCAGAAAAAACTAATAAGCCTAGAGAGACAAATGAAAGTACAACTATATATGGCCAGGTACTAATTCAGTCAGGATTAGAACCTATGAACGAAGCCATTGATAATTATTTCAATGATGCTTTTAATGGTCATGCAAAGCGTTACGCAATCGAAGCACAAATCTTAAGTAAGTGTATTCCTATTCAGGAAGTCGCAAAAGATAATCCAGATAAATGGGTTAGCATAAGCTTTATAACTCTTAAAGCTGTACTTGATAGTATCACTGTTTCATCTACCCAGCAGAAGGCTATATTAAAAATAGCATCAGCAGTAGAGGATGAAGCCAGGCTTTTGTATTTTAAGGAGAGTGATAATAAAAATTATACTCAAACAAAAGAATGGTTAAAGACTAAGAATAACTACAGACATAAGCGTAGAGTGTTTCATTATGCTATGAATAGACATAACCTAGAATACAATGGGTTGTCTAAAGAGGAGAAGATTAAACTCGGTAAACTTCTTCTTGAACTTCTAGCCAAATCAACAGGCTTTATAAAACTCACCAAAACATTTGCTGTAAAAGGCAAGTCTATTATTTATGTCCAGGCTACCGAGAAGACTATTGAATGGATAGAAAATAAAAAAATCCACGCAGAAATACTTAAACCTTTTAGAGAACCTATGGTTGTTAAACCAAAATCTTGGGTAGATAATCCATACTCAGGCGGCTACTACATAAAAGATTTAAGACCCACCGAATTAAGTGCCACTATTGGCAACTCTAACAAACAATCAACGCAAACAAATGAGGTAAATAATGCACTACAATCTAATCAAAAGAGCATCTAGGGCTTTCCTAGAAGAAATGGCAAACATTGCACATCAAATGCCAGAGTTATACAAAGCAATAGATACATTACAGGAAACACCATTTATTCTTAACAAGCGTGTCTACCAAGTAATGAAAACTATTTATGAAAAGAAGCTAGCGATAGCTGGTTTTCCTTCACATAAATTAGAACTACCAATTAAACCACATGATATTGCTACTAATGAAGATGCTAGAAAAAAGTATAGTCAAAGAAAAAGAGCAGTGTGTGATTATAATTCTACAATAGATAGTAAGTTCATACACATACAAAAAATATTTTCTGTTGCAGATACTTACGAACAATTCTTAGAGTTTTATTTTCCTATGCAATATGATTTTAGATTAAGAATATATTGTGTACCTGAAGGACTTAACTATCAAGAATGTGATTTAGCAAAAGGTTTATTATTATTTAAAAATGGTAAACCTCTTGAAGGTATTGGAGCTGTAAGAAAGCTAATGATACATGGTGCTAATATGTATGGCCATGATAAAGATACTTTAGACAATAGAGTTAAATGGGTATCTGATAATGAAGAAGCTATAAAAGCAACAGCAGAAGACCCACATAATCATTATGAGTTTTGGGCTCATTGTTCTGAACCAGTACAATTCCTGGCATTTTGTTTTGAATGGAATGATTTCTGTAAGTCAGGAAAATCATTAGACTTTGTAACTAATTTAATTTGTTATTCTGATTGTACTAACTCAGGCCTACAAATTTATTCTGGTTTATTAAAGGATGAAGTAGGTGGTAACGCAGTAAATCTAGTACCAAGTAATAAAGTTGCAGATGTCTATGGTGAAGTTGCAACTAAGACAAAAGAACTTTTAGAAAAAAAGGAAGATAGTATCTACAAAGATATATGGACTGAATATGGTATTGATAGAAAAACTACAAAGAAAGTTACTATGTGTATTGTATATGGTCTTACACAATATTCTTGTAGAAGATACCTTCAACAACACTTAGAAGAAATGGAGGAGAGTGGAGTTGAGATACCATTTTCTACTGACAGAAATCCAAAGCCTGGAGTTCCTTCTATATTCAAAGGTACAGCTTATCTTTCTAAATTAGTTTGGAAAGCTTTAGACGAAGTAATCTTATCTGCTAAAGAAGCAATGAAGTGGTTACAAAAAGTTTCTAAATTAGTTTCAGAAAATGGATTACCTGTTGTGTGGACAACACCAACTGGAGCTGTAGTACAAATGGTTTGTCCTGTACTAGAAACAAAAAGAATAAACACTTACATGGGTGAAAAAATATTTAGACCTAAAACTGGTAAGTGGACACCTGATATTAGAAAAACTACCATTGCAGTGGAGACTAATAAGATTGATAAAGATGCTGTAGCAAATTCTATAGCACCTTGTTTTGTTCATTCACTTGATGGTGCATTACTACAGAAGGCTGTTTGTAAAGCTA